CACGACCGTGGTAAGATCGATTTCGCTTACATTAACGCCTGGAGAAACTTGGAATGGCATTTTGTAGCTCCTTATTGGTTGAGGATTATTTTCTTATTTTGTTTTATTTATAAAAATCAGGGATTTAGAACCAACTATTTGAATTGAAATTCGTCACCTTTCCATTAGCCATGTCGCTATCGCCACCCCAGTCTCCTGCAGACCCAGCATCTTCGTACTCTTCCATGCCATCGCTCATAATACCAAATGGAAGGAGTTCTTCCATAACTTGCTCTCGAGTTCGTTCTCTGAGCATTGATAGAGTGTTGTTGTCTGTATAGTCTCTGAAGAATGGTTGGTTGGATAGCCAAGCGAATAACACCAGCCCCATTACCAAATCATCATGACATCCTGGTTCTGCTTCGTATGAAACACCTTTTCTTGAAAAAGTTGATAATTCATTTATTGTGTTGAAGTCATTAATGATCAACTGGTCTTGTTCCACTAGCAATTTCAGTACAGAACACCCAACCGACTTTACCTGTTTTGTGGTGCGAATTCCTTTGTCAATTGCGCTTCCCTTTCTATTGAATCCCCCAGAGATCTTTTTACCTAATCTTCCAGCATTTTCTGTGAAAAGGATGTGTTCATATTCATAATCAAAAAGCAACAACGCAGGAATCTGCTCACCAATATCGTTCACTTCAACAAGAACGATAGCATTGTTATATTTTGTGCATGCTCTATATATTACTTCCGTGTATTCAACAGGAGGTGTTAGATTATCACGGAAGCAACAAACTTGTTTATATGGCATTGTTGTGGCGTCAATTATGTGGAATGCGGAGTAGTCTAATCCCTTGCCTCTTGACACATCCACGATGCAGAAGTACACATGATCTTTTTGTGGCTCTTCATACATGTACATTCCATTGCCTTCTTGCAACGGACGACGAGCAACCAATGCTTTGAGTTTGCTGCCATCGATCAGTGTGCCTGACGATCCGAGAAAGACACATTCGAATTCCTGAGCAAACTTCTGCAGATCAAAGTCCATGGATGCAAGTGTGTCATTTTTCCACTCTTCATCTCGTCCAGGAACTTCATACCATGGAACTTCAACATACTTGTAGCCATTTGATCCGTCTTTTGCACCTTCACAGGTTTTGTAAAAGTGATTCAAACCATTTGGAGTGGAGGTGAACAGAATCTTGGTTGTCTTACCAGAAGAAATGGTAGGGAATACAGATGCGAAGAACTCATCCCAATTTTCTACGAACGCAGCCTCGTCAATATACAGGAATGAAACTGACTTACCACGAATGGCAGAGGATGAGGTTGCAGCTGCAATAATCTTACAACCATTTTCAAATTCAACCGAACCTTTGTTCCACTCAATAACACCCTGCTGAATCCACTTTGGCAGTGCTTCGTATGCAATCTTGATACGATCTAGAATTTCACGAGCAGAATCACCTTTGTTTGCGAGCAGTCCAACAGTCTTGTGATTGTTAAACAGAACATAGTGTAGAATTACTGCTACAGCTGTTGTCGTTTTACCTGCCTGTCGACTTGTGACGACCGTAACACGACGATTCTTTGTAATCTTTTCGATAATTTCTTTCTGATATTCATAAAGCTCGATCGGTATGAGTCCATGGTCAACATGGACGATTTGAATGTACTTTTCTGAAAAATAAACAGGATCCTTGGCACACTTGAGAAACTCTTTGACTTTCTCTTCATCCCAATCAACTGCTACACCTTTGCGTTTTAGGTTTAGATTACCAAGATAACCCTTATCAATTAGATTCACAACTTCACTTTGCCTTCTTTAATCAATCGTTCACGGTTTTTCATATGTAGTTCTAGAACATCATCTTTACTGCCGCCAAAATATGGCACACAGTATCCTTCATCAATCATGATCTTCGTTACAGTACTGTCGCCCACAACAAAGTCGCCAAGAATACGACCAAATTTGCCTTTAGCATCTGTCCCATCCTTCGATATCTGCGTCTGAAGGATTGCGGTTTTACCAAGAAGTTGTTTGAGTTTGTTTTTTGCAGCCAACCCAAATACTTTTTCCACTTTATCCGATGTTCTGGACTCAGGTGTGTCAATTCCCATAATGCGTACACGCTCATTCCTAAGCCATACACCGAAACCAAGATCAATGTCAACATCTACCGTATCTCCATCAATAATCTTCAAAATTTTTACTTTGTATTCATACATCTCCATCATCCTTGATCATTTTGAGCAAGTCCGCAGTTGATCCAACAAATAGATTATTGTTGACTGTTTTGCTGCCTTCACTTGTTTGTTGTTCTTCTTTTTTGAGTTCTTTGACTTTCTTTTGAATGTCAAGCAGGTCTTTGTTTGCATCAACTAGCGTCTTGGTCAACTGACCAACGACTTCAAATGCTCTTGGATGTTCGCTTGCCTTTGCAAGTTCAAGCAGGGAATCGAGAGCATACGATCCCTTTTCAATCACCTGATACAAATTGCTTCGTGCATATTCGTAATCGGTTTGAATATCTTTGGTTTGGTCTTTGGATTTAGGAACTACAATCGGTGCTTTAGGGTCATCAATTATCAAGTCGCCTTCAATTCCCAAAATCTCATTCATATTATCAGTCAAGTTTTTCATAAGATGTGGTTGTGTCTATTGATTCCGTCAAAATAGTCATAAGAATCAAACGCATAATCCCATGTGCTGTTTGCTTGAATTGTAGTGTAGGAAACGCTTGCGCTTGAGTTTGCAGTCGGAGAACCATTAGCATATTGACCTGGAGTCAACACGATTCTCTTTTGTGGACCTTCTGAAGTTCCAATCGAAACATTAGACTGATTGGCAGTAATGTCAACGATGGTTCTCTTAATTACACCCTTGTTGCTAACAGGACCAAACACATAACCCTTCACTGTGAAGTTGAATGTGTAAATGATTGCACGACGAGTAACAAAATCATTCTCATATGTATCTTCAATGCTCATGTCGTTGAGCACAGTCGGAATGTCATAATAGTCGCCAATCTCAGGAATAAGTTTGAGACTTTGTGTCCACTCTGGTCTAAAGAACGGAATGATCTGCTCTACAACCTGCATTGCATCTTCGTTGTTGGCAAAAAACGCATACAACGAGATATTAAAGTTGTATGGGATTGGCGTGTACTGCTTCTGCAGATATCCAGCAGATGTTCCAATGTTCGTATTCTTGTGCATCTTATTTAATGCACGAGTAGGATCGTAGGTCATGTTTGTCAATTCAAAACCAAATCTTGGAAGCTGAATTGCAACTTGCTTATCAATTCCTGGATCGCCTTCGATTCTTTCTAACCACTTTTCTTTTGGACCATAAGCAATAGGAACACCGATCGTTTGCACCGCATTACCGTTGCTGTCATAGCGGACAACACGAACATCGTTGAACATTCGTCCAAACATAATGATGTATTTGCGAATAACACCGTTGTAGAAGTATTGCCAGTTCGCCATTAGAGCCTCTTTTTTATAAATAGATGTGTATCACGGGACTGCCATCCCCATACACTCTAATACTGTTTAGGAGTATCAGCACTATGTCTATTTATACTGTTTATAAAATTACAAACCTGTTAAACAATAAGGTTTATGTTGGTGTGCATAAAACCGTCAATCCACTGGACGAGTATTTTGGTTCTGGAAGAGCAATTAAAAACGCTATAATAAAATACGGTAGAGAAAATTTTAAAAAAGAAATTTTATACTCTAATCTGTCCATGAAAGAGGCATATGATATTGAATCTAAAATTGTAAATGAGGAATTTACCAATAACCCCAACACATATAATATAAAAATTGGTGGTTATGGTGGCGGAATCGCTCACACTGAAGAAACAAGAAAGAGAATCAGCAAAAGATACAGAGGGAAAGGAAATCCATTCTATGGAAAGACACACTCAAATAAACTGATAGAAAAATTGAGAACACAAACAGGATCAAAAAATCCTAATTATGGAAACCGTTTTCATCACTCAGATGAAGCTAAAGATAAAATATCAAAATCTATGAGTGGAAGGAAACATTCTGCAGAAACAAAAGCAAAAATAAGTAACTCTAACAAGGGTCAAATTCCATGGTCTAAAGGCAAAACCTTCTCACAAAATACACTTACATGCCCTCATTGCAATAAAACTGGGGGTGCAGCAAACATGAAGCGGTATCACTTTGAAAATTGCAAATTAAATTTCTGAGAAAGGATTTGATTCGCTCCAGTCAATAAAGTTCAACGAACTTCCTTGCTGTGTCTGCGTTGTAAAGAATTCGTTATTTGCCAAAGAGTCAGTGTCTTCGATACGATATCCATCGTTCATCGCAGTATCACCGTTTTCAAAGGCAAGCACGGAACCATCTTCCATGAGAAGCTGGTAGAACGACATATCACCAGAGTATGCAGTTTCAATTGCATCAATGGCAGCAATATCCGTATTGAGTTGTTCGTGACTGTATTCCCACAATTCAAGAGTGAGGTCATAAGTCTGGAGCGAACCCATCTGATAGAACACTGCTTCGTGTTCTACAAACTTGACTTCAAAGATCTTATTGTTCAATGGGAAAAAGATCAGATCGCCTTCAGCTGGTCGACCAATTTCTTCTGTGGTCAACGCATCAGAAATCTCTTCATGGAAACGAGTCTGAGAAACGGTAAGCACCATCTCATCTCTGATCTCAAGACCAAACTTAGAAAGGAAGTCGCCATCGCCACTAAATCCGTCAACAGACTTAATGTACATTTCGATTGCGTATGCATCTTCGAACTTAGACAGAACATCTTCGCCAAACAAATTATCTTTGGCAACCAGAGTTCTTGGCATGTAAAATACTTCAATGCCGTAGATCTTGATGGACTCAATGATGAGATTCTCGATGAGTCTTTGCTCCATCGAGTTCTCAAAATTGTTAAAGTAAAAGTTCGTTGTAGGCATGACGAATTATCCAATCATATCGTAAGTCGGAAGTGAGTATGTGTTTATCATCTCTTCTTCCAATCGCTTGATCTCCTCATCTGCCTCGTTGTAAATTTGTTCACCATTAAAGGTAACACCACCTGGAAGTTGCATACCGCTAAACTTCTTCAGGTTTGTTCCCCACTGACGCTTGATCAGCTGGGTTGCATACTTGCGCAACCAACGGTCTGCCCAAACATCACCATAGGTGTCTGGGTCTGCGGTTCTGTAGCACTTGATGATAATATACTCGCCAGCAGTTACACGGAAAGACCAATCCATGTCAATGTACAGACGGTCAAGGTGGCGATTGTAACGGAATGGCTGCTTGCCAACAAACAGTTCCTGCATCAGGGCAATACGCTCCATGCTCATGGTGTAGTTGGCAAATGTACTATGTGCCCAGTCGTAAATTTCGTTCAGTGTAATCTGATAGCGAAGGTTGAACAGGTTGTTGGTGTTGAGACCAGCACCGATTGGAAAGATGTCCACAACACCGATAATTGATTCTGGAAGAGTGATGTATTCGTTTGTAATATCAGATGCAGTGATCTGATACTTGTAATAGTCTTCATATGACCCATCGTAATGGAAGTCACGATAATACTCAAGAGCATCGTTGATACGATCATCTACTTGATCGTCATCTATATTGATTTCGATTACTGGATGACCGAGTTCACGGAGGCAGTAGTTTTTAAACTCTGTGCGTGTTGTTGGAGATGCCATAAAAATAGTCCCAGAAGTTAGTTGTTCTGGGACTATTTATAATGGTTTAAGACTTGCCGAGATAGAATGCACCAGCGGCGAGGATCGATGTCTTCAGCCACTCAAAGTGTACAAGGGCATTTTCTAGTCTGACGAATTCTGTTACAGTCTTGCTTGTGTCAACAATGCCAAA